TCTTACAGATTTACAAATGGTAACTACTGGTCAATACTCAGGAGTTACAAGTTCACCTTTCGCAACATTCTTATTATCAGGTGTTACAAGAGATAACGAAACTTTCTCATTTGAGACTTCATTATTGGCTGCATCTTCAAAATACATCACTAAAGTTTTAGGTGTTGATAACTTTGGAAAATCAAGATTTGAAGTTCCTGTTTACGTTGAAGAGGCATACCAAGGAAGTTTAAATTACGCTTACAATCAAGGATACATTAGAGGTTTAAACTCTGAGTTAATAGCACTTCCTGACGCTAGAAGTCAATCAAGTCAATCTATCGCTTGGAATTTAGAAAAATATCAATCACCTGAAACACCATTCTTAGTTTCTGAATTAAGAGGTAATAAAGTTTATAACTTATTTAAGTTTATTTCAATCTCTGATGGTGACGCGGCAAACACAGAAATTAAAGTTTCAATTGCAAACTTATCTTATAATAATATGTCATTTGATGTGTTAATTAGAAATTTCTTTGATACTGACGCAAATCCTGTGGTTATTGAAAAATTCACAAATTGTAATTTAGACCCAGCATCTAACAACTTTATTGCTAAAAAGATTGGTTCTTCTGATGGAGAATACGCTTTGATTTCAAGATACGTTATGATTGAAATGGCAGACGAAGCACCAATTGATGCACTTCCTTGTGGTTTCTATGGTTATACGCAAAGAGAATATGAAGATGTGTCTGTTTACCCATCACCATATCCTAAGTTTAAAACAAAATATGATTATCCAGGTGAAGTAATTGCTAACCCACCATTTGGGACTGCCGCAGGTGGAACAAACTCTGTTGAGTCTGGTGGAGATATTGTAAGAAGAACTTACTTAGGTTTCTCAACTCAATATGGTATTGATGAAGCGTTCTTAACTTACAAAGGAAAACAAAATCCACAAACAGGTTGGGAAACTGCAACTGACTCTATTAAATGGAACGTATTAAGTAAAGGTTTCCACATGGACTCAGGGGCAACTGTTGTTACAATTTCAAACACTTCATTATCAAGCGGTCAAACGGCATTTGAATGTGGTGTTGCTGAATTTAGAGAAGACCCAGCAACTCAAGAAAACCCATACTACTTCATCTACTCAAGAAAATATACTGTATGTTTTGCGGGTGGATTTGACGGTTGGGATATCTACAGAGAATGGAGAACTAACGAAGACAGATTCCAATTAGGAGCGTCAGGTTATTTGGCAGGAGCGTATCCTTCATCAAGATACCCAACGGCTACAGGTGATGGTATGTTTAAGAGAATTGTTGTTCAAAACAATACTCAAGATTTTGCAAACACTGACTACTACGCATACTTACTTGGTATCTTAACATTTGCAAATCCTGAAGCAACAAACATTAACATATTTGCAACTGCAAGTATCGACTATGTAAACAACTCAAATCTTGTAGAAGAAGCGATTGACATGGTTCAATACTCAAGAGCGGATTCAGTTTATATCTGTACAACTCCTGATTACAGAATGTATACACCAGATGCATCGAGTTCTTTAGATATTATTTACTCACAAGAAGCGGTTGACAACTTGGATAATACAGGAATTGACTCTAACTACACCGCAACTTACTACCCTTGGATTTTAACAAGAGATACTGTAAACAATACGCAAATTTACTTACCACCAACAGGTGAGGTTTGTAGAAACTTAGCATTGACTGATAACATTTCATTCCCATGGTTCGCATCTGCGGGTTACACAAGAGGTCTTGTAAACTCAATCAAAGCTAGACAAAAACTTACACAAACTGACAGAGACACATTATATCAAGGTAGAATTAACCCTATCGCAACTTTCTCTGATGTTGGAACTGTAATTTGGGGTAACAAAACATTACAAATTGCTGACACGTCACTTAACAGATTGAACGTAAGAAGATTATTACTTCAAGCTCGTAAGTTGATTTCTGCAGTAGCTGTAAGATTATTGTTCGAACAAAACGACCAAATTGTTAGACAACAATTCTTAGATAGTGTTAACCCTATCTTGGATTCAATCAGAAGAGACAGAGGTTTATACGATTTCCGTGTAACCGTATCATCTTCACCTGAAGACTTAGATAGAAATACATTAACAGGTAAAATCTACTTAAAACCTACGAAGGCGTTAGAATTCATCGACATCGAATTCTTCATTACTCCAACAGGAGCTTCGTTTGAGAACATTTAATAAACTTAACGGGGGTACTAATCATACCCCCTTTATTTGCCAAGTATGAAAAGACAACTTAGAGAGGGATTTAAAGGTGAGGGAACACCAGATATGAAATATTATGCGTTTGATTGGGATGACAATATTGTACACATGCCAACAAAAATAATATTAAAAACTGAAGATGGTGACGAAGTTGGTATGAGTACGGATGATTTTGCAGAATATAGAGGAATTATCGGTAAAGAACCTTTTGAATATAAAGGAGACACTATTGTTGGATTTGCCGAAGACCCATTTAAAAACTTTAGAACTGAGGGTGATAAAGATTTCTTAGTGGATGCCATGAGGGCAAAACTTGGACCAGCGTTTAATGATTTTAGAGAAGCAATTAATAACGGGTCAATATTTTCAATCATCACCGCAAGAGGTCACAACCCCAACACTTTAAAACAAGCTGTTTACAATTATATTATTGACGGATTTAATGGTATAGATAAAGACCAACTCGTTAAGAACCTTAAAAAATACAGGTCGTTTTTTGACGAGGACGATATGACGGACGATGAATTAATCAAGTCGTATTTAGACCTCAACAAATATCATCCAGTATCTTTTGACGATGAAGAAGGAGCTGCCAACCCCGAAGAAGCGAAAGTTCGTGCTATGGAGGGATTTGTTTCTTATATTAAACAAATGGCAAATGACTTAAATAAAAGAGCATTTTTTAAAAATGATGTATCTAATAACTTTGTTCCAGAGCAACCTAGTATTGGATTCTCAGATGATGATGTTAGAAATGTAGAAGTAATGAGTAAACATTTTAAAGATAAACCAGATAATATAGTTAAGACTTATTCTACTGCTGGAGGCGTTAAGAAGGAATATAAGTAGATTATAATCCCGACAAATTAAAAGTAAAGAGAAAAAATTTTTAACAAGACTATATTTATAGTATATAAACAACAAAAAAAACAAAAATTAAAATAACATGGCTGATTTATTAATGAAAATGCCGATACCTTACGAACCGAAACGCCAGAACCGTTTCATCTTAAGGTTTCCATCAAGTTTAGGTATTAACGAATGGTTTGTTGAAAGTGCTTCAAGACCATCTATCAAGATTGGAGCAACTGAAATTCAATTCTTAAACACATCTACATTCGTTGCAGGTAGATTTAACTGGGACCCGATTAGTGTTAAGTTCCGTGACCCTATTGGACCATCTGCGGCTCAAGCACTTATGGAGTGGGTTCGTTTACACGCTGAATCAGTGACAGGTCGTATGGGTTATGCTGCGGGTTACAAAAAAGACATCGACCTTGAAATGTTGGACCCTACAGGAGTTGTTGTTGAGAAATGGATTCTTTATGGAACATTCTTAACAGATGTGAACTTTGGACAGTTGTCTTATAGTCAAGATGCGTTAGCTGATATCACAGCTTCTTTAAGAATGGATAGATGTGTGTTAGTATACTAATACTATTTACATAAAATCATACTCATTTATATTTAACCGTAAAGCTAATAAACTTTACGGTTATTTTTTTATATGGAAAATCAAGCAAGAGACTTCGGTCAAGAAAATTTTACACTACCACATGACGTGGTTCAATTACCCTCACAAGGAGTATTTTACAAGAATAAAAAGAAAGCTATTAAAGTTGGTTATCTTACCGCATCAGATGAAAATATTTTGATGGGTGGGGCGAATGACTTAACTATGGCTTTGTTGAGAGCTAAAATATATGAACCAGACATTAAAGTTGAAGACTTAATCGAAGGTGATGTTGAGGCGATTCTTATCTTTTTAAGAAATACTGCATTTGGTCCTGAAATGACTATCAATGTTACTGACCCTGTAACTAGAAAACAATTTCAAACCACTGTTATGTTGGACGAATTGTCAATTATTAGTAATCAAAAACCAAATGAAGATGGTACATTTACTGTAATGTTACCAAAATCACAATCGACTATTAAGATTAAACCATTATCTTACGGTGAGATTCAAGACATCAGCCGTATGGCTTCGACATATCCACAAGGTAGAGTTGTACCAAAAGTTACGTGGAGAATGGAAAGAGAAATATTAGAAGTGGATGGTTCAAGAGACAGAGCACAAATTGCTAAGTTTATTGAGTCGATGCCAATTGCTGATTCAAAGTTCATTAGAAATTTTATGAATGAAAATGAACCAAGATTAGACATGAACAAAACAATTATGACCCCGTCAGGAGAAAAACTAACAGTGAATGTTGGTTTTGGGGTCGACTTTTTTCGCCCTTTCTTCTGAGTATAGGAAAAGTCAAATCGACGAATTTTATTATTTAACAACATTGTTAAAGGTTTCCTATCAAGATTTTGAAAGGATGCCAATATTTGTTAGAAAATATCTACTTAATAAATGGATAGAAGATAATCAGAAGGACTAAAAAAATTAGTCCTTCTTCTATTTATATAGAAACCAAACTTAGATGCCGTCAAAACAAGAAATAGATGAATTAAAAAAGAGTGTTGAAAGTCTTGCATCGCCTTTAGAGGCTGCGGCCAAGGCTATGGATAACATGTTTGATTTATCCGAAAAACTGAACGCAGCGTTTTTAATGGGCAGAACCCGAATGGACGAATTGGGGGATGCCATTTCAAGGTCTGCTGCAGGAGTAATTCGTTTAGGTGGTGATGCTGCATCTGCGGCGGCCACAATGGAGGGGATTGCGGAAGGGTCAAAAAGAAATGTAATTGCGACCGAAGAACAAGTTTCGAAATTATATGCGGCAAACAAAATATTAGGTACTGATGTAGGTACATTAGTTACCAAATTTGCTGAGGTAGGTATTGAAACATCTCAAATAGGTACAAACCTTGAAAATTCAATTCAATATATTCAAAGTCTTGGATTAAATGCTGATATGGTAATGGACGATGTTGAGGCTAACATGTCCAAAATGAATAGATATCAGTTTGAAGGTGGTATTCAAGGTTTAACAAAAATGGCAGCTCAAGCTTCAATGTTAAGGTTTGACATGCAAGAGACATTTACTTTAGCTGATAAAGTTTTAGACCCTGAAAGTGCGGTTGCAACTGCTGCAGGATTCCAAAGATTAGGTATTTCTATTGGTAATTTGGCGGACCCGTTTGCTTTAATGAACCAATCAATTAATGACCCATCAGGTTTACAAGATAGTATTATTAACGCGGCAAAACAATTTACGGAATTTGATGAAAAAACACAATCATTTAGAATAAATCCTCAAGGTGTGTTAACACTTAGAGAACTTCAAGCAGAAACTGGACTGTCAGCTGCAGAATTAAGTAAAGCGGCAATAGCTGCTGCCGATTTAGATAAGAGGTTATCCGCAATTAGTCCTGAAATACAATTTAAAGATGAAAAGGACAAACAATTGTTGGCCAACATGGCAACAATGAAGGATGGTGAGTATGTCGTTCAACTTAAAGATGATGAGACGGGTATTGTTGAACAAAAGAAATTAAGTGAATTAACGCAAGAACAATTTGACGAAATAAAAAGAAGGGAAGAAGAAAGACCAAAAACTCTTGAAGCTATTCAATCAAGTCAATTAACTATCGCACAAGACATGGCGGCAAATGTTAAGGCAATTGCGGCTAAAGTTGCGTATGGGGTTGCAGCAACACCTGTAGTACGTGAAAATATTTATGGGGCGGATAGAATTTTAAGAGAATTATCAAAAGATGTTTATAAAGCTGTTCCCGAAAGTGCTAAAGTTACTGAAAGCGTAACAAACGCAATTAATGATATGAAATCATTATTTACTGCAAAAGACGCTGGTAAAATATCTGACGCTGATTTCACTAAAAAAATTGAACAATTAGAAAATACTGTTATTAACGGTGCAAATTCATTAGGTGAAAGTGGTGCAAAGGCGCTTAAAGACATTTTAGAAGCCAGTGCTAAAAATATTAAAGGAAGTAGTGGAATTGAAAAAGAATTTAGGGCATTTGCAAATGAAACTTTGGAAGCACTTGGTTCACCTTTAAAGTCTTCTGTTGAGGCGGTTAAACAAAAGGCTCAAGTAAAACCTTTAAGTGAGTCAAATGTTTTAGGTGAAAGGATTTCTAATCAAGTTTCAAAACAAATAGAAACAACTCAACCAAAAACAACTAATGTCACAAACAACGTAACTGGTAATATTAAAATAACTATAGACGGTCCTGTTGGGGCAAATGGGTTAACACAACAACAATTAACTCAAATCTTCAATAGTGAAGGATTTAAACAATATGTTGCAACTCTTGGAAAAGATACAAAAGGTGCGGGTGTTCCTACTTATCAATGATAAAAAAAACTCAATCAACCTATTTATTAGTAAAGATTTAAATGGGTAGTCCGTTAGATTATATTAGCACCGAAGGATTCAGAAAAAAACTGATGACTCGTAATTTAGTTCCTTATGCTAAATCACCAAGTCCTGCGACCCCGCCAATTACATACGAAGTAATTCAACAAGATTTAACACCTGTTGATTCACCCGATTTCTTAATAGACACAACATTTTTTGCCGACAAACAATATCCACTTAATAGATGGGGTAATGAGGGAGGATATGAATTTGCTCCTGACTTAACAGGTAATTTAAATACGACTTCTAACCAAGGTGAGTATGGACCTGGACAACAAGATGCTCACATTGTTGATTCAGGATTCGCAGCAACTCAACTATGGAGACCTTTAAATGCTTATTCAAGTAATAATAACTTTGATGCTGGTGAGGCGGTAGTAACTTTAGAAACTGTTAGACCTGACCAAGATAGACCACCAAACGGTCAACCATACCCAACATTCAATCCATCGTCTTATCGTTCAGTATCGATATTATTAAATCCTGACCCACTTGGTAGTAATGGTTTATTAAGTTCCGACTCATTTATTGCTCGTTTGGGTGCAAAAACTTTAAAGAAAGAGTTTGAAGACCGAATTGGTAGAGCAATCATTAGAGAAACTTTAGGTAGGGCAAACATCTTAAATGTTAATAGTAGTACAAACCTTGTTAATATCTTAACAGGTAATGTTCCATTAATTGAACCTAACTACAACATTACGGTACCATCGAACCCGTTGGGTGCTGCGGCTCAATTTGCCTTAAGTTTGGCGGGTAGTCAGGTACCATTCTCAACAATCCCTGGTTCGTATTGGGACCCAAGTATTAACCCACCACAACCAACTACAATTCAACAAGCATTATTGGGTAATCCTTTAGCTGCGGGTGGTAAACTTATTAGTAATCTTTTAGGAGCGGGTAAGACTGGTTCTCAAATATTTTTTGAAAATACAGGTCAAGGTCAAAAATCGTTATTGTTTAAGAATATAAACTTTAACAAATATAAGCCAAGTTACGATAGAACTTTAATTGATAGATTGGGTGGGGCTCTTGTTGGTACCAACACAAACAATGCCAACTATTACATTGGTTCTACAACATCTGACCCTTCAAGAATATTCTCTCCATCAGGGGCACTTCCAAACAATGCGTTTGGTTATGAACAACAATCACCTGTTTATGGTCCTGAAGAGTTGGCTCAGTTATATGAAGGACCAAGTAAAGAAATTAAACTTGGGGCTAACGGACCAACTTACAGTAATGGTGGGGGTATTGAAGGTGGATTCACATGGGTATCTCCAAAATATAAAGGTAATGCTGGTAAGAAAGTTGGTATTGGTGGTGAGATTACAAACGATGATGAAGACTTTAAACCGTCATCATACAACTCAACCGAGTCAACAGAAAGAACATTTAGAGAAGGTTCAATTCTTGACGATACCCAAAGAATTATTGATAGCCAACCTCAAGGTGGTAACCGTTTAAAACATGCGGGTAATGCGATTGACCAAGTTAGTAAAGTATTCAATGATGGATATAAAGAGATGACTAAAGGTTCAAGAGTATTAAGTTATGTTGGCGCGATTGGACAAGAAGTTGGAACTGAATATTGTCGTGTGTTTGCCAAAGATATTCCTTATTTACAATACAATGACCTACAAAAGACTGATGGTATTACAACTGAAGGTAGAAGGTTTGCTTGGTCTGTTTTAGATAAGACGTATAATCTTAATATCG